GTTTTCGGGGGTGATAGTACCTCTGACTGTGGTTTAGGCTCTAGAAACACAATATTTCCACACTTTTTTGGAGCTTTTAAATAAAATACACCAGATAAATAGTTATAAGGGTGTGTATGTATGTTGTTCCGTGATCCAGGCGGATTTATCATACTCCACATGCCAGTCATCTCTGGAACATAATTATGTTTGACATCTAGGTGGTTAAAACAATCTTTAGCATGTTTTAATATATCACCTACAAGTGGACGAAACTTTTTTATATCGTATATTTCATCATTACTGTGCCAACCACCAACATTGGATCGCGGCATACCTCTCTCATCTTTTTCTCTTAATTGATAAATGCTATCAATGAGATGTTCATGGCCTTTTAAGTCTAGTGAAAATACAGGTGTAATAAATAAAGAATGTAGATTCATTGTGCCTCCTCTGTTAAATCTATATTTACGCACATTCTGTATTTTGATAACACAGGATGTGAACCAGTGTGTAAGATACTGCCATCAAAAAATAAAAGTCTGCCCGCTTTAGGACTTACTTTTTCTTTTATTGTCATATCTTTATTAAATAATATTGTATCGCCGTCACTATCATTTACGTAATATAATGCAACAGTGTGTTCTAAATCAAAATCTTTATGAGGTGTGTTGTGGTAACTATTGTTATTGTCTGTAAACTGTGTCTGTAAATTTGCTTTACTTCTAAGTATACTTAATTTTTTATTAAATCTATTTTTAATGTTTTTAAATATATGATCGACAATAACTTTACCTTGATCAGATACAACGATAGTCTTGCTTTCTTCTCGTTTATGAATATCGTGAACAAACAATAAGTATTCTTTTAAATTTTTTAAGTTATATTTCTTACTTACCTCTGGTGTGCATGTTAACAATGATCCGCTCAAGGACCACGGACATTTTAAAAAAGATTTGTGAATCTCATCAACGTCTCTTTTATCTAATAAATCGTCAATAACAATCAGGTTAAAGCTGTCCTTTAGTGATCTCCAGAAAACTTGCTATAATATGCACCTGATTGGCAGCGTTAGCTTGAACTTTAAGAATATCACTTTCTTGCAAAACTAAAGGTTGTGTCAATAATTCTGTTGTTGTATTTGTAGAAACGCTCTTTGCTTTGAATACTTCAAAGGTTGCAGCTCCTCTGACAACTTCAACATCAACTAAAGTTGTTGAACCAGAATCATTACAAACTAAAAGAGATTTTACTACATCCGTAGTAGGAGGAACTGGTGGAGTCGCACCAGGATTTGCCGTAGGAACTGTTATAACAGTTGTTAAATTTGTTGTGGTAACATCTACCATTGCGCTTTTAAAAGTATTAGCCAAGGAAAAAAGCCTCCGACTCTGACTGGTCTTTTAAATCTTGTTGGTAGTTTGTATTAAGTAAAAAAATTATTTGATCTAACAAACTAATCATTTGATCAAATTGATTAGCGTCATATTCTGCTGTAGCATTAGGTAATCGTGTAATTGTTATTTTAGCCATTATCTTCTTCCATCTGGTCTAAGTTGTAGCTTAGTAGAACCAAGTCTCCAAGCTGTATCATTAACTGTGTTAGTTTCATATTTAATTTTAACCGCTCTGCCTCTACCTCTTACATTAATTTTTTCTGTGGTGCTAGAAATAGATCCAGTGGTTGTGACAGTGTCTGCCGACTGAGGATATTGTTCTAATGTTAAAGTAGCTGTCATAGTATTAGCTAGATTATCAAAGTCTGGAACAAGTTTACTTACAGACATAAGTTCATCACCATCTGCTATTTCAACAGACCCTGTTGTTAAAAAAGCTGTTATTGCTGTGCCGTCTGCTTGATTGTTCCCTGTTTCATGTTCATAAATGTATGAAGCACCTGCAGTTAAACCAAGTATTGTAGAGTTGTTAGCAGACAAACTAGCATCATATTCAGTAGCAATAGGTAATTCAAATACATAGGCACCCAACCAAGTAGTTCTTGCAAGGGATGTAGTATACCAAGTATTTTCTAAGTAATTGTAAACAACAGCTCTATCTATCTGTGTGGCATTTGTTGATGGATAATACCAAATTATTTCGTTAAAAGCAGAGTTAATACCACAAGCTATATCTGCTTTGTTTGTGTAACTCATATCATCAAATACATAATCTTGTACAGAACATGGCATTTTTTTGACAACACCATCATACATATAAAAAGCATTATCTGACATCCAATAAGAACGACCATTTATTTCTGTGCAAGCATGTTGAGCTATTAGCCCACAGTTAGCACCAAGTTGTCTAAGACCAAAAGTAAAAGGCGTGCCAACAAATTGAATACCGTGAAGTGAAGTATCTGTCCAAACCAGTATTTGACCAGATGATTTAACAGCACCTACTATTCTAGAACCATCGGATATACGTAATGAACCAGCCTCGTTTGTTGCCGTTGGTGTATAATCTGTAGCATCTTCTCTGTCAGAAAATCTAAATAATAAATCATCTTGAGTAGCACTGTTTCCAACAGTTGTTTCTGTACCAAATATCATTAAGTGTCGTGTATCTGTAGACACTAAACTAAATCTTGATGCAGTAGGAGAATTTGACAATGTTGTTGCCCTGTTACTTGTACCACCTGATGTGTCCCAAACAAAAGTGCCACCATTTAAAACAGTAGCAATTAAATCTTCACCAAAATTATCTAAAGACCAGTTTCTTGCATCTACTACAACGCTGGAAGATGATCTTGGTGTGTTCCAAGTGCTGGTGTTCCAAGTTAAAGTGCCCCAACCATATCCATATGTAGAAGTAGAAGGGCCAGTTGTAATTTGATAGTTGGCATTACCTGTTCCACCACCACCTGAAGTTGATCCAGAGGCTGTGCTTGTGTGAGTTACTGTATAAGTGCTAGAAGAGGGAACTGTAATAACTTCAAACTCGTTATTCATATCTAATCCATCTATTGTAGAAAATGAATCAAATGTAACAAAGTCACCTATTTGTGCACCATGAGCTGCGTCTGTAACGGTAACTGTTGTTGTACCATTTGTCGTAAAAGGATTTGATAGTCCTGATGCTGTTTCTCTAATAGGTGTTATGTCATAGAGTTTACCTTCAGAGTATAAATATAGTTTTCTATCAGTTCCTAAAGCAAGATATCTGGTTCCGTCTAAACCAATCCAGCTATGCGTATCACGGACCACGCCCACAATAGTTTTATTAGGGTTTGGTAGATATTGCCAGCCTTGCCATCTTTCAGGTTTACCATAGTGAAATCTAACAAAATCAGAATCAACATACTTACGTTGATCTCCTGCTGAATAAGCAGTATCTTGTTTATCTACACCTGGTTGAAACTTTAAATCGACTAATTTCATGTCGGAGTATACTAAATTATTTATTGTTTTGTGGCAAGAATTGAGTGGATACTCGACCTCTGAAATTATAATTACCCGAATGAACAAGACTACTTGCAATATCAGCGTATACTTTACCACCTATTTTCTGCCATAAACGACAAAAAGCATAATCTTCTGACAAATATCTTTTTGTTTCAGGTTCTATAACTGTGTCAAAAAAAGCATAATTCCAATCAGAAGTATTATGATAACCGAATGTTTTATCGTGCGGATCACCTAGATGCTGATCAGATTTAAAACGTAAGTTTGGATAAGCTAAAGCCATTTTTTTAAATACGTTTCTTTTTATTAACATAAAACCAGTAGCACCATCCAATACCTCTATAAAACCTTTTTCTACTTTTATTTTATCTGGCTCTGTAACGTTTAAGTTATATTGTAACGAAGCTGAATGAAGCTCTTCCTCTGATATATTTGGATTATTTTTTACTTTTTTAATTGTTTTAGTCCAATCAATTGTTTTGCGTGGATAAACTCCTGTAACAACCTCTTTATCTAAATCCAACATGCGAAATATTGATTCAGGATCAAAAGATATATCAGCGTCTATAAACATTAAGTGAGTATAATCACCGTCCATAAATAATTGAACCAAAGTATTACGAGCTCTTGTTACCAAAGATTCATTTCCTATGGTGCCAAATTGTAATTCTATTTTTTTTGTTGATGCTAAAGCTGCTAATTGCAAACAGCTTTTAAAATAATCTGCTGTAATCATTCCACCATAACAAGGGGTCGCTATAAAAAGTTTAATCATTTATTTCCTTATAAAAAATATTAAGAGTATATCTGGGTGAGCTCTCACCAAAAGACTGTAGGTCTCCATGCATTATTTTAGATCCGTTAAAAAATAAAGCTCTGTTTTCTACAAAACCTATATGACTTGACAATTCACCATTAGTTAAGAATCCTGTGCCATTATTTAACAAAGGCTCCCCTTTTACAAATAAAAGAAAATTAGCACAATCGTTATCATCTTTATTATCAAGATGAAATAAAGGTTCTTTATTATTCTGTCTAAGGTGTGAATGCAATGATGCAGGAACTAAATTTCTATGTGGAAAAAAATATTGTTTTATTAATTCTAATAAAGGATCTTTTTTAAATTCATCAGGAAAAGTAAAACGTTTACCATATAATTTTCCTTGTCCGTCATATACATCTACATGCTCGGTGTTTGAAATATTATGTTGTAATGATTTAAAAGTATTTTCTTCAAGAAAATTGTCAACATACATAACGAATTCTGTATTTTTATTGTGTTGCATAATCTACTTTTAAATATTCTATTTTCTTTAACCAACCTTTGGGTATAGCAATAACACCGCCCCCTGTAATGTCATCTTTGTCTTTGCTATATGAACGCATAATAATTATTTTTTCTTCACCATTATGAACCATCCATCCTACTTCTTGGCACACGGCCAACGGAGCATCCATAACTTCTTTTATATCAAGCCATCCTGTCTCTGTATCACGAGCATCGAGCCACGTAACACGGACCATGGGTGTTTTTTCTATATTAAACATCTTTATAAGAATACCATCCTGTTATAATATATTTTTCTTGAT